GCAGGTGGCGCTGGATCAATCCCTCTAGCCCTGGCGTAATTGGCTGCCTCAGCCACAGCCTCTCGCCAAAATTGTGGTAGATCCATCTTTGCCGTTGCTTTTAATTCAAAGATATAAGGCGCACCTGCAACCATGCAGACTATGTCACCCTCATCATCTTTGCCAGCAAGACGCAAACGCTCTGCCATCAAACCTTTTAATCGTAGAAACTTTAAGATTCCAGTCTCAAATGCTGAACCTTTACGCTTACCGTAACTACTCATGCTTCAACTCCGATACTGGTACTCGCCAACCGCCAATGCTTTCATCACGGTATTTATCATTCATAAATTGAAACGGGTTAAACTTTCCGTAAACTTCTACCTGACTATAATATTCTTCATCTAAAATCTTTGTGCCGATAATTACTTTATCTATATCTTTATTCCAAAAAGGAATAGCATCACGAGTACGGACGGTGCGTATCTCATAATTACTACCTACATCGGCAAGGTTTTTACGCTCTGGATGCAATTCATTTGGGTACCAGGGAACGGACCAAGTTTGATTGTAAGTCTTTGCTGCTGCCCATTCAGAGATATTAGCCCTGACATTGGCTAACAACTCATGTTCCAAACGACCAGCGGCTTTGCCTTCGGCATAATTGGGTTTGTCAATTGAGCCAAACTTAGTAAGCCAACGCTCTGTTGCAAGATTAGTACAAACACGTACTTCATCTTTGTTTAACTCAATGATCTTACTCAATGTTACTCCATGTGGTTCCAATAGATAACGCTGCCCGATCTGGGTATAGTGTCATTCTACTTGCATCAGACCATAAAGTTACGTATTGACTGCCGTCGGCGCTATTCTTTGCAAAACGATTCTTTACACAGGCAACACGAAACTCACCAGTAAATGGCACAAGTGCCACTGTCAAAATCATTTCAGGTAGTTGTGCAATCTTGCCTTGAATTGCTTTACGAGCAGGTGGAATATCAGGACGTCCCTCATTCTCAGTGGTATGGTGCAAGAGCATTACTGCTGCTTGCGTCTCACGAGCAATGTGGTGCATAGCCTTAGCAATTTCGCGTAAGCCAGACCATTCATCATTGTGTAGGGATACAACGTTCATCGCGTTGTCCACAATAATCATATGTGGATACTCACCATATGCTTCCGCATAGGCACGTATGGATAAATCAATCTCATCTAGTGTAGGTGATGGAGCAAAATCAAACTGTAAATGCTTAATGCTTTCTAGTTCTGAACCATAAAAATCTTGTCCAGTTCCACTAGCAAATGCTTCTTCTACGCTTGAAACTCTATGCCCAGTTACCATTGCCGCAGAACGAATCGCGGTGGTATAACCATCTGTATCTGCTGAGATATACAGCGTAGGCACCTTCATCTGCACTGCCATATAGAGGGCTAATAAAGATTTACCAGCATTAGGTTGGCCAGCAATCATAGTTAGTTGCCCCCGCCTAAACCTAATCCCTTCCGCTGCTAGCGGTGGGAATAGGTCAGGCAGTAGTGCGTAATCATTGGTACTTTTCGCTGCCGCTTGATGTAGTGACAGCATCTAAGTTTATCTTACGAACTTAGGCTCGCATTGGTCGGGAGTACCCTTTGGTGATGGGCAAAACCAACCTTTCCATTCCTTTGGTGCGCCTGGCTTTGACTCACGCCATACCAATGCACCATGCTTACAATGTCCATCGGCAATAACAGCAGGTGTAAATGCAGGTGCAGTACCTACAACTTCTGCGTTAAATGAGCGGGCTACATAACTAGCGGCGTTACCGCCACCTAGTGAACCAGCAGTTGCTCCAATAAGAGTTGCAGTATCTTGGATAGTCGTCAATGACGATTCCAATTCCTTTTGATCTTGTGCGTAGATGTTGATTAATGTTCCGTCGTGCAACTTAAAGTTGACTTGGAACTTTGTGCTTTCGGCTGCTGCCATTTTTCTTTCCTTCTTTCTTTGCGTTTGCTAGTGGGTCGTAAATCTGGGCTAATTGTCCACCTACTGCGTAACAGTAATCTTTTACGCCGCAAGTGCCACATGCCATGCCAATATTTGGCAAAAAAATTTCTGCCTGTAAGCCCCTCTCAAACTGGGCAAACAGTTCTGTAAAAACAGGTATGGTCCAACGATCCAACCCAGAGGCTTCTTCAAACTCTGCCTTACGAGCAGAGTAGAAGTAGCCACGAGTCGGACGGATACCAAAAGTCATTTCCATCATGCAGGCATACACACCCAATTGCATTGCTGAGTCAGGAGTATATGAACCTGTTTTAAAATCAATCACTGCTATCTCACCATTAGGTAAGGTAACAATTGCATCGGCAAAACCTTTGATTGGAACTTCACCAAACAATTGGTTAAAACCAATTTCAATTCCTGGTATGCCTTGAGGCGTTACCCAAATTTCAAATTGACTTTCAGTCCAAGCGTTGATGAAATTAAAGAACATCTGCTTGCCATTGACATCCCACCAAGCGCCATTTTCCTTGTCAGGGTTGGCTTTAGAAGCACGTCCACCGCGGCGCCAATCTTGCGGATTGGTACCAGTCTTTGTTTCTTGTTCGGCAATCTGCGCTATAAACGCATCCTGCCAAATCTTATCCCAACTCATTCTATCTCTTTTCCAACTACTATTTCCTGTGCTTTTTTAAGTCCCACAATCGTAGCAGGATTAGTCTCGTTAAGTATTTCCTTAGCAATCATGTCGCCAAGTGCTTTACGCATAAGGATTTCAGCCTCAACAAAAGCCTGCTCAAAGGCAGCCTTGGTAATGATTTGTGCGCGTTTCTTTCCCATGTTATTCCTTATCCAATTCTGTAACTACAGTTGCAAGACTATTACACTCTACGCAAGTAGCCTCTGTCAAGTACTGACCCACTTCATAATCTTCATCAAACATAACCTTGACGTTCCACCATTGTGAACCACAAACGCATACGCGTATAGGTCCAAGTGAGCGTAGGTCAGAAGAAAGCATTAAAATGGTATTTCTACTGTCTTAGAATCATCTTTGGTTTTTTCAAATAGTTGTAGCAGATATTGCTCTGCCGCTGCGTGAAACGCAGATCCGCCAACAAACCACCATGCTGGGTCTGAAGGTGCTTGCATACCACGTTCTAGTTGCCATGCTTTACCGCAACGTAGCCATGATGTGAATGAACTAAACGATCTATGTTGTACTGTTATTTCTGCCATGAGATAAGGGTAGCAGATGGGTATGCGTGGCGTGTCAAGTCATGCAACTGGCGTGTCAAGTTGCGCCATTGGTTTGGAATGTGTGTATAATCGGAGCGAAGCGACGGCGGTTAATAAAAGGCGCCTAAAGGGCGCCGATACGATAGGGCGGCAACGCGGATAGCCCTACGGGAAAAGCATTTTTATGGTACAATTAGGACATGCCGACTGGTATTCGCGTACATCGTCTATCAGATATTGACGCGAACAATCGCACTGGTGTATGTTCAAAATGCGGACCAGTTAAATTAAAGAAAAAACCAGATGGCTGGCGATGCAACATTGCCCACAACCTTTTGCAAAAAAAATATTTAGACCCACGCCGCCCTTGGCGTCAGCACAAAAAAGATAAATGTGAACATTGTGGATTTATCCCACAGCATCCATCTCAACTAGACGTAGATCATATAGATGGCAACAAGGAAAACGACGATCCAAGTAACTATCAAACGCTATGCGCCAATTGCCACAGGCTTAAAACACAGGTAAATAAAGATTGGGAAAACAAAAAAACCGCCCCACCGAATTAACGGTAGGGCGGTTTAACTGCTATTAAGTTTTACTTAGTTGATGCAGGTACGATTTTATGATCCACTGGCGGAAGTGTCTTGTTAAATAGTGAATATGGATTGATGCGTGCTACGACTGGTCCAAGCACACCAACAAGAGCAGCCCAAGCAATATGCTTGAGATTGTGATTGCCAGTCTGGTAAATCGCTACACCAGCAGCAATAGTTGCGTATAGATAATGCTCAACAAGAGCCTTTTCACGTGATGATATTTTCATTTATTCTTCCTCTACATTGTCAACATATGGAGTATTCATGTGTGAAGCCTCTGGATCTTCTAACGGAGAACCATAAGGCTTGGGAGCAGCGGAGCCTGCTAAGGCTGCCGTCGCTACCATACCCAAATGTACAGGATCAAGGGAGAAATTGCTTGCTTTCCAAACCATCAAACCAGCAACACTACCAAGCACGGCAGTCTTAGGATTTGTATGGTCAATCTTAAATGGCATTATGAACCAGCCTTTGCCACCATAGAACTGTAAGTAAAGGCATCAATACCCTTACCCTTTACCTTAGCAAGACCTGGATACTTGGCCTGATAGACAGGCACAAGGGCTAGATCCTCTGCGGTTAATGTACCTAAAATTTGATTCTGAGGTAGCAATCCTGCGTTGGCTAAGGCTCTCTCTACAATCAGGGCTGCTTGGCTCTTAAAACCCACTTTAAAGGCGTTTGTGCCAGGGAATGGCGGGGCTACGATAACTGTTGGAGCCTTGACGCTAGGCGTAGATGAGTTGAGATTATTGTTCAAAGCCATCCCACCACCACCAAGGGCAGTTGCACCTGCAACTCCTGTTGCTAGCACCTTGTTCTTGGTAGGCACAGAAGGCTTGACAGGTGTTGGGTAGTTTGGTCTAGCGATAGCCATGACGTTTAGCCAAGGGCGATGACGGCGAAAGACGCCTATGCCGTTTGCTTGTGAGCCAGTGGCATGGTCAGGGCTGGTGTTAGCCTCAATGACTGTTAGTCCTGCCGTTGAGCAGTTCTCAAGGATACCGACATGCTCAGGAATGCCTTTGCCAGAAAAATCATAGAAGACAATGTCGCCAGGACGGCCCGTTCCTTTAGGAACTATCTGTCCATGCTTCTGAAACCAACTCAAACCTACTGGGCAGTAACTAAATCCTTTGGATGTTTCAGCGGCAACTAGCGCAGATAATTTTGCTTGATCAAATACCCAACTAACAAACATGGCGCAGTAACTTTGATTAGGCATTCCATACCAAGTGCCATATGGATTTTCGTTATTAGGTCCTTCAATAAAGCCGATCTGTTTCTGAGCAATGTTGACTATATCTAAGCCACTGCTCATTGCCAGATCAACCTCTCAGCCAAATCTCCTGGGGTACACAAATAATCTTTTTCAGCAATGACTAGCCCACCTTTGCGGTAGCACTCGGCTACCAATTCAGAGCAGATGTAACCATCGCTTTGAGCAAGACGACTAATAATTCCTTTGGTCAATACTTTAAGCCCAAGGCTTCGCAAGGCTATATCAATGATAGTAAAAAAATCATATGGCTTGCCAACAGTCTCAAGGGCAGCGTTAACAATCTGCATCCTTTGATTGTCATCTAGTTCCTCATGTTGGTTCCAAGCAATACTTGAATACTCAGCGGCTTTCTTTTTCTTTATCCCACGCGGATCAGCAGAGATAATGTCTCCGTTGCCGACATAGACAACAACATGGTTCCAACGAGAAAAAGTACCAAGACGAATAAGCCAACCAAAGAAACCATTGGTTTTAACCACTCCGTAATCACCAAATCTAGGTTCATATGTTGTCATTCATATCCTCAATAATGTCTTTCAAATGATCTAATTCTTGCTTCTCAAGTTTGAGAATGTGGCGTATGATGAGAGCATCTCGTTTAGTCTGCCCTATCATGGCAATACCAATGATAAGTTCTACGGTTACTGCTAGCCATGAGGCTAGATTCATCCATTTAATATATGCGTGTGTGTCTGTAAACCATGTAGGTTGAAGCCACCAAACAAAAGTAACGCCAGACCATAGAACTACAAAAAACCAATTGCGGATAATGCCTTGGATCTTCCATGATACTTGCTCACTAAAGGTCAGTACATCACCAGTTGTTTTGTGGATATACTTTCGCTTTAATGGGTTAATCATTATGCTCCCTGACGTGTTGTTCAAACCTGCCATTAAGGACTGCTACATCAACTGCTATTTCTTGCTGACGCTCAACTAAAGTCTCAACCATTGGAATGACTTGCTTGCGGATAGCATCATTAAGGGAGCCGCCTGAATTAGGTGTTACCTCATGCTTAATTGTCTGAAGGTCTTCAAATTCTTGCTTCATAACATTTTTAACACCATGCTTAAAAACGTACCATACGCCTGTAGCAGTTGCTCCAACAGTAAATACACTGTTGTAAAGGATGGTAGTTAAATCCGTGCTGGTCATTTGCAGTATGCCCTATCTGTTATACGACGGTTCGGAATTGAACGGTAATGATGCCACCAAAACCAGTAAATCTACGCTCAGGTGGTGTTTCTCTACTGAAAGAAAGACTTTCAATAACACCTCTAATTGTTTCTCCATTGGTAAAATCTTGAAAAATAACAACATCACCATTGGATTCAATTGATTCAAGGGATGTTAGTCTTTCCATAGCACGGCCTTCATAGCCAGTAGTCATGTTGTACTTGTCACCTTCAAAATCAAAATTAAGAACAGGGATTGTATAAATACGTTCACGCCGAACAGCAGGAAGTGCTTTAAGTTGATAGCCGTTAAATGAATCTTCTTGACCCACTTGTTGCCCAGATGCTGAATAAAAAGTAAACTTAAGGGCAATTGATTCCTGAGCAGATCTATCTGCCGCAGAATCAAGACCAGAAATGTCTTGCGTAAAATCAAATGTATTATCTACTGTAATAATATCAGTAACTGCACCAGTTGATAGCACGCTACTTATCTTAAGTTGTCCTTGCATTGGTTGTGTTTCACGTAATTTAACCAACTCAAAGTGTTTGTCTTCAAGAGTAAAGTAACGAATTTGACCTGTTTGAAGGTAGCCATTGTTAACCAATGTAGTTGTTTGTTGATATATGCCAGTGCCTTTAACACCAATAACAAGTTTATTTGTTTGTCCCATGACGCAAACGGCTACAGCCTCTGCTGTTGATGGCACACGAAGATGTGTTGCCCATCCCATTTGAAGCGTACCAAAGTCACGGCTAAGGTCAATCTTAATTAAACCAGATGAATATGTGCTATCGCCATTGTCAATATAGTCAGAGATGGTTACATAGGCATAACGATCATTAAAGGTAAGACTGCGGCAAGCGTAGCCAGACAGTATTGTTCCGCTGGCTGGGTCATAGCCATTAGTAATAACGATCAATGGACCATAAGTAATATAACCGTTAGATACAAAACCCGATGTATCAATGGTACCAATGCGAATACCTTTGTTTGTGCCAAGCACAATAAATTTACCAAGGTATGCACCCATGCAGTAAATCTGTTCACCTGTAGGCATAATGGCTGCCTCAAGGCTACGGGTAAGTAGTGGAATATTTCCTGTTGTTGTATCTAATGCTAAACGAAAAATAGATGAATAAGATCCAGCGTAACCTGATACATAAATGTTGTTTGGACCTTCGCAAACTGCTGACCATTTCCATGATGAATTTGGGTGTACATAGATAGGAAGATTGTTATTGCTTGCCAATTGCACAGTACCTGTGGCAGAAGCATTGGTAGATACTGCAGCATTGTTAACAAAAAAAGTAAATTTTGTTTGGCTTGGTACGCT